GGAAACCGAGACCATGCGCGAGAAGCTGGAGATCAAGACCCAGGAGGCTGCGGCCATCCTGAAGCCGGGCGGGGAAATCCTCTACCTAGGCACTCCGCAGTCCCAGTCCTCGATTTACCGAAAGCTGCCCGAGAAGGGCTATGAGGTCCGCGTCTGGCCTGCCCGTTATCCGCTTGCGGAGAAGCTGGGCAACTACAGCGGCTCCCTCGCGCCCATGCTCATGGCAGACATCGAGCGCGATCCGTCCCTCATGAAACCCTTGGGTTCCACTGTGGGCGGCGCTCCGACTGACCCAGACCGCTTCAACGACCTCGACCTGATCGAGCGCGAGACCGAGTACCGGGCTGCGGGCTTCCTGCTCCAGTACCAGCTCGACACCACGCTCTCGGATGCTGAGAAGTACCCGCTCAAGTCCCGCGACCTGATCGTCACCGACTGCGACAAGAAGGTCGCTCCGGCGCGCTTGGTCTGGGGCTCCAGCCCCGAGCTGGCCATCAAGGACATCGAGAACGTCGGCTTCGACGGGGACCGGCTCTTCCGGCCCATGCACGTCTCCTCCGAGTTCCTCGGGTACACCGGCAGTGCCATGCACATCGACCCTTCGGGCCGTGGGCGCGACCGTACTACCTACGTGGTCACCAAGTTCCTCTGCGGGTACGTCTTCGTGACCCGGTGGGGTGGCTTCCAGGATGGCTATGGTCCTCAGACCCTCGCTGCCCTAGCGCAGATAGCTGCCGACGAGGAGGTCTCCATCATCGTCCCCGAGGACAACTTCGGTGACGGCATGTTCGGCAAGCTCCTCGAACCCTACGTCAATCGCCTCCGGCCCTGCCGGGTCGAGGGGACGCGGGTCAAGGGGCAGAAGGAGCTGCGCATCATCGGGGCCCTAGAGCCCACCATGCGCTCCCACAGGCTCGTCATGGACACCAACGTCCTGAGGGCTGACCTCAAGCAACCCGTGGTCCACTCCGGGCTATTCCAGCTCACCCACATGACCTCGGCTCGCGGAGCCCTGAAGCATGACGACATGGTCGACGTGCTGGCCATGGGTGTGCAGCACTGGACCGAGTACCTCAACGCCGACGCTAAGAAGGCAGAGGACGACCGGAAGAGGAAGGCGGACCTTGAGTGGGAACGGAAGTTCTTCGAAGGGACCGTGGGTCACAGCTTCATGCGCAAGCCTACAGGTGTCCTGGCCAAGAGAGGCCGTGGGAGGCCTGTGGGGAGGCGATGAGGATGGGGAGGGTAGTTGTACCCTCCCTGTTCCTGAAGGACTCCTGCGGGGCTCCTAGAGACTCCTGAGGCGCATTGAAGGACGGGGGAGGGGATGATACCCTTCCTCCTCCTTCCACTGCCCTAAGAGGCTCCTGTGCCCATCGGCATGACCACCAGCAGCTCTGCCGTCACTCTTCCCCTCGACGTGATCTTAGAGGTCATCAAGGGGACCAGAGGACACCCAGTGTCTGAGGAGACAATGGCCCTGCTGCTGGTGGATGTGGGCTATGCCGTATGCAACCTGCCGGTGGAACCTGAGGTAGCTAAAGCGATCCTGAGGGAGGCCTTTGGGGCTGAGGGTCCTTTAGGTATACCTAAGGTATAACCCACCCCCGAGGGTGGGTGATAATTCGACCTCGTCACTTTCACTGCAAAAATCCGAGGCGGGATAGCGCACAGCGCAAGCTGGCGGTTCCCCCCGTGGGGGTGCCCTGCCGGGGATCGTCCCTAGCCCGCCGCGCTTTCCGCCTGTCCTGAGGGCATCCCTCGGTCACCCTTGGCGCGATCCGGCGCACCCTTTGACGGCACCCCCTGCTAATCGGCTAGTTCGATGGCACCCTGTGGGCCATAGCGTGCCATCTGAGGGCAGGCGAGGGGTCCTGAGGGCCTGCCCGTGGGCTGCCGTTGGTTCGGGCGTGTCTCTGCTATGCCCTGCGTTTTTCGATCCAGCTCTTCAGCGTCCCTCGGGTACCCTGCGGCTATCCTTCGAGGTCCTGGGGTGATCCTGCAGTGCCTACTATCCTGAGGATGCCCTACAGTGCCCTGCGGACCACCTTAGGACTCGCTGCGGCGCTCCTGAGTGGGTCAGTGCGGGCGGGGCTTGGAAGGACTCTGAGGGGCTCCTACGGGCTCCTAATGGGCCTGCGTTTTTCCTGCCTAGACAGAGGGTAGGACAGGGCCCTGTGAAAACAATAGTTCGAGATATCGAACTATTCCATTGACACGACGATTGACCACGCCTAGATAGGGATCACCGGACGGCGAGACACTCTCACCAACCGGGGCCCAGACGGGGAGCGCGCAGGACCGCTTCGATCCATCTGGGAGCCATCACCTAGACTGCCCTGAGGGGTTGAAGCGGTGGCGAGGAGATAGCGGGGAAACCCGCCGGTTCCTAGAGGGGCGCTGAGGCGCTCCTGCAGCAACCGATAGTTCCATTAACACGATGATTGGAGAATGACGATGCGCCTTTGGACCTTCGCAACCGCTTCGTTCCTGGTGACCGCCGATACGGTGCCCGACAGTGACGTTGACACGTCCTATGACGAAACTGGAGAGACCGACGAGAAGCTCGCCAGCGGCGAGTGGGAAGCCTTCGGCACCGTCGTCAAGGTGGAGACGCATGACGGCGTGGAACTGGGCACTGCAAGCCTATGGGGCTCGATTTACGCCGACCCTCGCGAGTTCCGGGATCACCTGGGCATTGCTGAGAAGGGCCGGGCCGACGGGTGCAACTACGGAAGCTACTTCTCGGACTTGGTTCGGGAGGCAGTGGGCGAGGCGCGCACGACGCTGGCCACGCTACAAGGCCTAAAGGTCCGCACCGCGACCTAACCCTTCCATTAACCCGACAATCCCAACAGGTCCCATGTCGAGGGGCGGACACGCGCCGCCCTTCATATCGGCCCTGCCGAAACCCTCAGACAACCTGGAGTGACCCACATGCGCCAAGCCATCACCACGAAGTACCTGGGGCCGACGAACTCGCGTGGATCGCGGGTTAAGGCCACCGCCGCAGCAGGCTCCATTACCGATAGCTGGAACCATGCCCAGAACGTCGATGAGAACCACGCCCGTGTTGCCCAGCTGCTCGCTGCTAAGTTTGGCTGGTCGGGCGTCTGGGTCGCCGGGGGCCTGCCGAATGATCGCGGCAACGTCTTCGTCAGCCTGGAAGGCGAAACCTACGGCGCAGAGCGGCAATCCGCCGGGCGGGATGACCGCTTGGGGATTGAGGGGCGCGACTGGTTCGGCCTCCGGCCCCGCGCCTAATCCTTCCATTAACCCGACAACCTGGAGTTCACCTCATGACCCTTTCAGTTTCCCGGAAGACCGACCGCACGAAGATGGCCGCTGCCATCGCCGCCCTGTGCGCTGACCTGGGCGCAACCTGTGAAGTCCGCGACATGGCAACCTACCGCTACCCGGACGGCTCCGGCGGCAGCTGCCCTCGCGAGATATGGTGCATCATCAAGCACGGTGCGGTCGAGGTCACGGTCGACCTGGACGGCGACAGCGGCCAGCAGCGGGAAGGGACCTGGGTCCTGGCCTGGGTTACTGACATCAACTCGCACGCCCGTTTTGCGTCGCGGTTCGGCAGCGCCGCCGGGGGCACCGCCAACGGGCGCAAATGCACTGCAGTGACCTACGGGGGGTTTGAGGGCCTGACGGCAGGCCTGCGACGTGCCCTGGAGTGCGTCAACGCGGGGGAGGCCCTGGGCGAGCCTGCAGCTTACATGGTGCGAGAAGGGGAGGGGTCACACGGTCAAGCGCCGCATGGCTGCTACACGGCTTCGGGCGTGCGGATCAGTGGCGGCGGGATCGTCCCTCTCTCAGCTGCCGAGTACGCCGCCAAACGTGGCGGGATGCGCCTCATCTCCCGCGAGGAACTCGACGCGATCCTGCAGAGCCCCGCGCTCGCTGCCTAACACTTCCATTAACCCGACAGTCTCCAGCGGGGCCCTCGTCGCCCCGCCGGTTTCCCGAGTGCCTCCCGAGCGGGGCCCTCCGGTAACTGCAAGAGGAGTGAAGTACCAATGATCGCACGAACCGTGCGCCGGGCATCCCTCGGCGTCTTCTTCAGCCTAGGGGTCGCCCAGCTGGCCATCGAAGGCCTCTCCTGGACCCTCGGCTTCCCCATCACATCCTGCGCGTCCTGCGGGATCATCATGCTGGCCGCGCTCATAGGGGCGCTGGTCGGCGCTGCGTTCGAGGAGGTCTAGCCATGCCAGAGCGCAAACGAAACCAGCTCATCGCCCGCACCGCAGCGACCATCACGATTGCCCTTAGGCGCGTGTGGGCACCCCAAGGCGGCAACGCCAGCGGCGTGGAGGTCGGCGTCATCCTGACGGAGGTATTCTACACCGCCAACCCCTGGGTCACTGCCCAGTACGTCACCGACCGACTTGCGGGGGTCTATTCCACGGACACCGTCCGCCGCCGACTCGAAGAGATGGTCGACGCTCAAACCGTCGAGCTGATCGAGACAGGAGGGCGCAAGCTCTACAGGGCAGGGCCGGGGGCTGCTGGTGCCACTGTCGAAGCGTTCCTAGACGGGTGCGCAACGCTCAATGTCTGAACGCCGCAAATCCACGCCAACGCCGCAATTTGCGTCCGAACTATTCCAAACTCGGAACCATCGGTCTAACGGGAAGACCGCTAGAAGATGAGAACGGAATAAGAACATTTCACTTGCAATGTAGGACTTTTCCTACGATCCATCTGTCTGCTACGCCGGAGGGCACGGGGGGTTTAAAAGCGGGGGACGCTTCGAACCGGAGCCTACGGCAACAATCCGCCGTCTCAATCACGGGGCGGTTGAGCTGAGGTCATGACCGTATGCGAGACAATGCCGTTGACAAACAATTCGGGCTAACCGAAGTGCGGGGGAGCAGAGTGAACGCCGACAATCACATCTCGCGAAAGGAATTACGCAATGCTAGGGACAGCCACCGCTATCGAGAGGCCCCGAGTGACAACGACCACGAAGCAGCAGCGATCCGATCCGCTAACGCGGCACGTGCGCGACTTCGAAAACTACTCGGCGGCGATGATCGTCCTGGCCGAGAGTGCGCCGGACCGCATGAGCCTGTCGCAGGGGATTTTCTTTATCCTGACCGCCACTGCCGATCTTGCGGGCAAGGACCCCACGTTCAGCGACATTAAGGAGGCTGTGGGCGACACCGTCAATCGCTCGCTCCACACAACCTACCGTGTCCTTCTGGAACCCTCGCGGAACTACCCGGATGGCCTTGGTTGGCTCCGCCAGGAACCGAACCCGATGGACGCGCGGCAGAAGTTCCTCCGACTGACGCCGAAGGGCAAGTCGGTTCTCAAGGGCATGCTGCACGCCATGAACATCAAGATGGAAGGAGCAAACTGATGGCCAAGCTGGGCCAGAAGTCCAACGGCATCTACTACCTCGACGTGCAGGTGCCGGATGACGAAGGCGGGCTCAAGCGCAGCCGTGTGAGCTGCAATACCCGCGAGAAGAGAGATGCGGAAGCGCAGCGCCGCGACTGGATCGCTGGAGTTCACCCACAGCATCCTAGCCGGGGCGGAGTTATCGCGCCTAAGGGTCGCGCAGCTGTCCGCGATACATCCATTAGCCCGCCGAAGCGGCAAACGGAACTGACGCTTGTCCAGTGGCTCGACATGTGCCTGTCGACGATATGGTCGAACGTGCAGATAAAGGCACACGCCTCCGCATGCTCAAATGTGAAGGTCCTGACCGAAATTATCGACAATGACCTACTCCTGGCGGACGTGTCATCAGCACACCTGCAGACCATCGCGGCGGACCTCCGAAAGCGCGAGTACGCTGAAGGCACCGTCAAGCGGAAGCTGCAGGCCATCGTGGCCGCGCTGAACCACGCGAAGTTGACCGAGGACGCCCAGGGTAAGGCGCTCTACGTCGGAACGGCGCGCAAGCCCAAGACGGCCAAGGTTCGCCCCCGCGAGCGCGTGTTGAGCCGGGACGAAGAGGTGGACGTGTTCAAGTGCCTAGACGCGCGCATAGAGGCCGAGCCGGGCCGTCCGTGGCTGAAGTTTAAGATGCTGACTCTGGTCATGCTCGACACCGGGTTCCGCCTGGGCGAGGCGCTCGCCTGCGGTGCCCGCAACGTCCGCCGCAAGCGCTGGGTCGATCCCCGTTCGGGCGAGGCGCAGGAGGCCGTGTACCTTCACATCGAGGGCATCCACACGAAGAGCGGGCTACCGCGCGAGGTGCCCCTCACGGATCGCGTCATCGAGTTACTGCCGCTGCTCAACGCGGGGTCCGCAGGGGGCCGATGGTTCCCCTGGAAGCCCAAGCAGAGCGGCGCGTGGTATCTGTGGAACAATATCCGCGAGGACCTGTCCAAGATGGGTCACGACGTCTCGGACGTGGTGCAGCACACCTTCCGCCACACCTGCGCCACGCGGCTGTGCGAAGGCGGCATGGACTTGGTCTCGCTCCGAGACTGGCTCGGCCACTCGGATATTGCCATCACCGCGCAGAACTACCTGCACCTGATGTCCACCCATCTCCACGTCGGTGCAGCGATCCTGAACACCAGCAACGGCTCCAATAATGTGGTGCCACTTCGCAGCTCAAATGGTGCCCAGGGCGCCATCCCGAATAGTCGTGTTAACGGAAGCGAACGTGACGAGGCTGGTTTGGCACGATCCGCCTAAGCCGCAGTAAACCGCCATTGCGCTAGTTCCGGGCGCACCAAAGTTTCCGCAGTTACCTGCGGCTTTGAAGTTAAGATGAGGGGTGCGCCAAATGGCGCACCCCTTTTTCTTTGTGCCGGGCACGTTGTGGCACGGTAGTTCCATTAACATGACAATCGTGCCAATGGCGACTTATGAGTCGCCCTTGGGATACCTGCGTCCAACGCACGCGGACCGATAGTTCCGTTAGCCCGACTAAGGGCGCTCATCAATTACCACCCACCCTCGGCTCGGGAAGCTCCTGCAGCCGCTCCTCGGTGCGCGTTCGGCGCACCCAATCCCTGACCAGGAAGGAATACCTATGACCGATTTCCGCGCCCAGCTTCGCCGCCAGATCGACCTTGAAGACGAGCAGCGCGCCCTGGGGCAATCCCGCTATCACTCGCGGGCTCTCCCGTGGAAAGCCGAAGCGGGCAGCATGGATGAGGAGGCCAACCTCCCGCCCGGCACGCACCTCCTCAAGGCAACCGTCAAGCCCGTGGCCGAGGCAATCGAGGCGTTCCTGTCCGAAGCGTGCGAGCGCAAGGCAGGGCGGCTGCACCGCGCCGTCGACTTCCTCCTCCTCGCTGAGCCCCAGGAGGTTGCCTATCTTGCGACTCGGGTGATGGTGAACCTGTGCATGTCGCAGTCCCTGCTGCAGACGGTGGCCATCAAGGTCACCGACGCGCTCATCGAGAACCTGGAGTTCAAGTCGTTCCGCGAGATGAACCGGAAGGGGTACAAGGGGTTCCTGAAGGCCCAGGAGGCGAGGGGGTCTTACTCGCGCCAGCGCAAGAGCGCCGTCAAGAAGCTCTTCCAGCACGAAGGCTGCGCCATCAGCGTATCGCCGGAGGAGCGCGTCTCCATCGGCACGAAGTGCATCGAGCTGGTGATCGAGGCCACAGGCTTCTTCGCGTTAGAGAAGGTGCGCCGCTCCAACGGCTTCGCCTACAGCCTCCGCCCAACCGAGACGCTGCAGGGCTGGTTCGACAACCAGCACGCCCGCTGCTCGCTGCTCGACCCCATCAACATGCCCATGGTCGTTCGCCCGCGCCGCTGGCGCTCGCCCACCTACGGCGGCTACCTGACCCCCCGCCACGGGAACCGCTTCATCAAGCAGCGGAACCAAGCGTACCACCAGGAAGCCCGCCACATGGACCTGTCGAAGGTCTATGACAGCGTGAACCACATCCAGGACACGCCCTGGTCGATCAACGTCCGCGTGCTGGAGGTGATGGAGCAGGTATGGGCTGACGGGACCTCCCTCGGGGGCCTTCCGCAACGCGAGGATGACCCTATCCCGGCCAAGCCGGAGGACATCGACACCAATGAGGCAGCGAAGAACGCCTGGAAGCGGGCGGCTGCCGAGACCTACGAGACCAACGCGGAGCGTCAGTCGGGCCGCATCGCCATGCACTCGGGTCTGTGGGTTGCCCGCAGGTTCGCTGACGAGGGCTCCATCTACTACCCCCACGAACTCGACTTCCGTGGGCGGGTCTATCCCATCCCGGTGTTCGGCCCGTCACCACAGGGCTGCGACTGGCAGAAGTCGCTCCTGCACTTCTCCGAAGGTGTCCCTCTGGGCCTTGAGGGTTTCCGCTGGCTCTGCATCCACGTCGCCAACCTCTTCGGGGTCGACAAGGTTTCCTTCCGGGAGCGGGAGAAGTGGGTCACGGACAACCTCCCGGCGCTCATGGACAGCGCACAGAACCCCCTCGACGGTGACAGGTTCTGGACGACCGCAGACAGCCCCTACAGCGCCCTTGCGGCTCTGTTCGAGCTGAACGACTGCGTTCTGATGGATGACCCCACGGCCTACGTGTCGCGGGTGCCTGTGGCGCTCGACGGGTCCTGCTCGGGCATCCAGCACTTCTCCGCGATGCTGAGGGATGCCGAGGGTGGCGCTGCGGTCAACCTGCTGCCCTCGGAGTTCCCGCAGGACATCTACATGCGCGCCGCAGGCAAGGCCCAGGTCATTGCCGACGCCACGCCCTTCATCACCTACACGGTGAAGGAAGGCGGGGAAGAGCATGATGTGACGATCCCGAACCCGTGGATGAACGGGATGGTCAAGCGGGGGATCGCCAAGCGTCCAACCATGACCTTCTGCTACAGCGCAACCCGCTTCGGCATGGGCGGCATGATCGTGTCGACCTTGAAGGAGATGGACCGAGACAGGGCAGGGAAGGGCGAGGGCCCGTACCTGGGCGGTGCGGACAACTATCACTGCGCCATGTGGCTTTCCCACGTCATGTTTAGTTCCATTAGCGAGACTGTTCCGGCTGCCGCCAAGGCGATGGAGTGGCTCCGCGAGGCGGCGAAGGTGGCGGCGGAGGGCGGCTTGCCGCTGTGGTGGACGACCCCGATGGGCCTTCCAATCCTCCAGGAGTACAAGGCGCAGAAGGGCGAGCGCGTTGAGGTTCACTGGATGGGCCAGCGGGTTCGCATGATGGTCCAGAAGGAGACTGAGGACCTCGATGGGCGCGCCCAGGCAAATGGCGTCGCTCCGAACTTCGTCCACTCACTGGACGCAGCGCACCTCCAGGCCGTGGCGCTCCGCTGCCGGGAAGAGGGGATTGGCCACCTCGCCATGATCCACGACAGCTTCGGCACCCACGCGGCCAACACCGCGCGGCTGTCAGCGATCCTCAGGGACACCTTCGTGGAGCAATACGAGGGCGATGTCCTGGGGGACTTCCATGCGGAGCTGAAGGAGCAGCTGGGAGAGGAGTTGGCAGCCAAGCTGCCGGAGCCTCCGAAGTCCGGGAACCTAGACCTGAACCTCATCCGAGGTGCGTCCTACACGTTCGCCTAATACTTCCATTAGCCCGACGATCTCGGGTGCGGGCAATTATCCCCCACCATCGGCGGATGAAACCGCACCCCATCAAAGAGGACCATGAGACCATGAAGAATATCACCTTGAATCGTGAGGCCCGCGAGCGCCTCGCAAGGCAGCTGGCGGAGACCCACGGGCGTCCTGTCCAGGTCGTCGACGTCGCTGACGGAGGACGCTGATGCGCCTCCTCTACCTCGACCTAGACGGCGTCATGGCCGACTTCGACGCCCACTTCCCGGCCCTGTTCGGCGTGGATCATCGCGAGATGCTCGACGAGGAAATGTGGTCAAGGATCAACGCACACCCGAGCTACTTCCGCGACATGCCGATGTGCCCCGGCGCGCTGGAGTTCTTCCATGAGGTGCGACACCTCAATCCCATCATCCTCACCGCGTGCCCCAAGTCGGATTATGCCCACGTCGCGCGGCAGAAGCGGGCCTGGGTTCGCCAGCACCTGTCACCTGAGCTGACCGTTCTGCCCGTCATGGGAGGGCGCAACAAGCCGCTCTTCATGCACGCCATGGGCGACGTCTTGGTCGACGATCTGGACCGCAACTGCGGGGCCTGGGCGGACGCAGGCGGCTACCCTGTGCGGCACCGGAACTTCGAACTCACCCGTGCGCGGCTGAAGGAGCTGTTCTGATGTTCGCCTATCGCACCCCGCGCGTCATCTCGCTCACCGACATCAAGTTCGACGAGGCGGTCCTATCGACCGACCACTGCGGGCTCTTCAGGGCCCCTCTGCACCTCGCGGCTGCCCTCATGCCCTCCATGGCGGACCTCATCGCCTCTTGCCCCATCGACGCGGCCTATCGCGCCGACTGGGAGCTAGACGTCAAGGTCCACATGCTGATGCGGGATCAGTACCCCTGCATCCCTAACTGGCACTGCGACAACGTTCCGCGCACTGATGGGACCCGCTACGACCTCGTCGGCTCCCATGACGGGACGTTCGACTATGGGGCGGGGCGGGACATCCCGATGTTCCTTTGGGTGTCCGACGAACCCACTACGGAGTTCCTCGCAGAGGAGCTGCAGGTTCCCGAGACGCCCGGCAGCCACGCCGACGTCGCCTTCGACATCCAGCAGTGGGCCCCTCGCACCCAGCGCATTCAGGCGAACGCTTGGTATTCGATGGATCAGCGCACGCCCCATCGCGGTCGTGCGGCGGAGCATGGAGGTTGGCGTGTGTTCGCGCGACTGACCCACAAGTCAATCGCACCGAGCCGCCCGGTTCTGTCGGTGATCCGCAGGCACACACAAGTCTACCTCGAAGCCGACCACTTCACTTGGTGAATTAACACCCACCATCGGCGGATGAAACCGCCTCCCCATCTTTGCGCCAATTATCCCCCATCCTCGGGGGTGGGATCATTCTTAGGTTCCTATTGGCCCCGACTTCACTGGAGCTGTTCATGTCACTCAACTCGCTTCGTCGGCGTAACCGTGCGCTGCGCATCAAGCTCGGGACCCGTCCTGAAGTGTTCGTCGACCCGCGTGAGCGAGTTGAGGCGGACCTTACCACCGTCACCCTGCACCCGACCAAGGGCTTCCGCCGCATCTGCGGGAAGCGGGCGGCTCTGTACGCCATCCCCGGCCTCGCCGCATGCACCACTGGAGCTACCTGATGAACACTTTCGATCCCACCAAGCCGGTCGCGGTCGCCCTCGTCTGATGCCTCCCCACACCATCCGCGACCGGGTGTCCTTCAGGTCCACCCTAGCCCCCCTCAAGACCCCAGCCTTTTCCATCCTGGACGCTCTGCAGTCTCACGCTGCTGACATCCAGCTCGAAGCGCTGGCTCTCACCTTCACCATCCTGGCCCGAGGGGCCGGGCTGAGTGCCCATGAGCTGGTCGACCGCGCTGGTCGGCAGCTCTCGGACGCCGAGGCGGTCCGCAACCCTATTCCCGAGGCCATCGCGGCCTACGCGCAAGGAGAACTCCGTTGAGCAAGATTGATATCACCAAGCCGCTGCAGTTGGCAGACGGCACCAAGGCCGCGTTCAGTCGCGTTGATACCGATGGCGACATCGTCGTGTTCGTGGGTGATGGCCGTGGCATGTGCTATTTCAACCCCCACACCGGGAAGCACGTCTTCGGTTTCCTGCCCGCCCTCATGAACGTCCCCGAAGCTGCCCACGCATGGTCCGACGTGGACCCAACCAAGCCCCTCGAAGACCTCGAAGGACATGCGGTGACCCTCGTCGGTCGCACGGTCACCCGAGACGACGGCGGTGAAATCAACATCCCCTGCCACGGCTTTGGCCCTCACCGGATCGTGTACGTCACGGTCGATGCTACGGGCTGGGGATGGCCGGACTACAAGCCGTTCCTCCGCAATCGCGCAGAGGTCCCCGCAGCCACCCTCGACACCTCCAAGCCCCTGCAGACCGCTGACGGCAAGCCCGTCAAGTTCCTCGGCACGATGTCCGATGGCCGCTTGGTCGTCGAGGTGAACTACGGTCGCCTCACCGCGCCATACGCCACCGAGCTGCGTTTCGCTGATGGACGCAAGTCCGCCCGCAACGGCGTCACCTCGGGCGACGATCTGGTCGTCAAGGTCACGAAGTCGACCCGCTTCCTCAACGTCTACTCGGACGGCACCGGCAGTAAGTCGGTCCACACGACCTTCGAGGCCGCGCGGGACAACTCCAAGTACGGGAAGGTCCGCGTGGCTGTCATCGAGCAGCAGCTGGAAGACGGCGTCGTGGTCTCGGCCAAGTGCATGCCGAGCGTCGAGCCGTGGTTCCGCAGCCGCAGCTTCCCCAAGGGACGCAAGGCAACCGCAGCAGACTTCGCCTGAATGGACGAACTGCTCTACCTCAACATGGTCGAGGCCGCTGCCGAGCGCGCTGCCGAGACCGGCGCGGTTGACCTAGTCGACATCGCCAACGCCGCCGAAAGCGGCTTCGACACCACTCAGTTCATTGCAGACGCCACGGCTGCTGCCGAACTCCTCCATTAACAGGATAATCCGACACATGGCGAAATCCACCTACGTGGCGGGGCCGAAGTTCACGACCCCCCGCGCTCCGGCTATCTGGCCGCGCCTCAACGAGGCCGATACGAAGTTCGACGCCGCTGGCGTCTACGAGTGCAAACAAGAGCTGTCGCTCGACGACCCCATCGTCATCAAGATCAGGGCCAAGGCGTTGGAAATCGCCAAGGCCAAGTTCGAGGAGGTCAAGGAGACCTTGGCGGGCGAGAGCGGCGTGTTCTTCGACGAGGAAGAGTACGACGCGCGGGTTGCGGAGCTTAAGGCCTCTGGAAAGCAGGCCCTCATCAAGAAGCTCAAGCTCGTCACGCTGGTGGAGCCGCTGGCTCCTGAGGTCGACGACGAGGGCGACGAGACCGGCACCGTGATGCTGAAGGCCAAGATGAAGGCCTCAGGCGTCTACAAGTCCGGTAAGAAGAGCGGTGAAGCCTGGGAGCGCAGGCCCGACATCTTCAACGCCCAGGGCAAGCAGCTCACGAACCCGCCGAAGATCGGCTCGGGCTCGGAAGTGAAGATGTCCATCGAGCTGAACCCTTACTACGCTGCCAGCGACGGCACCGTGGGTTGCTCCTTCCGTCTCTCGGCGGTCCAGCTCATCACCTTGGTCGCCTTCGGCCAGCGTGACGCTTCGGCCCACGGCTTTGGCGCGGAAGATGGCGACGACATCGACGACGAAGAGCTGAGCAGCGGCGGCGGTTTCAAGAACGAGACTGGCGGCGACAGCTCGGACGACGACGAGCTTTGACGTCCACTAGCTTCCGGCTTGCCATTGCCCCGATGCCTACTCCTCGACCAAGGGCGCGGGTTATCGTGGCGGCAGGGCGGAAGCCCATCGCTTCCTTCTACTCCCCCAAGGAATACCAGGAGTGGCAGAAAGAAGCGGCGCAGGCGCTGAAGAGCGTACCCGCGTTCCCCCTCGATGGACCTTGCGAAGTATCCATCATCTGCGAGGCGGCGAAGCCCAAGACCACCAAGCTGCCGCACCCCAAGTGGGACGTCGACAACGCTGCGAAAAGCGTTCTCGACGCCATCACGAAGGACGGTCGGTTCTGGGCCGACGACAGCCAAGTCGCGCTCCTGAAGGTCACCAAGAGGTGGACGGAGGGGGAGCCCGGCATCTCAGTACAGCTGGCACCGTGCGAGCCGCATGGGTCCAGTCTGTAGTTCCTGCGGCTACCCTGTCGCAGCGATCAAGCGAACCGGAGGCAGGCCTCGGAAGTGCCTAGGTTGTCAGAGGGAAGTCGCGAGGCTTTCTAAAGCAGCAGCGCGCGCCCGCAACGGCACGGGTATTAGGTGCCATCATCGCAAATGGATGGCCGACAACCCAGCCAAGCGAATGCTTTACTCTGCGAAGAGGCGGGCATCGCAGCAAGGTCTGCCGTTCAATCTGACTGAGGCTGACATCGAGGTTCCTGAGTTCTGCCCAGCTATGGGCATCCGACTGAAGACTTCGCCGGGTCCACGGGACAGGACCTCACCCAGCCTCGACCGCCTCAAGCCACACCTCGGCTACACCAAAGGCAACGTGGCCGTAATCAGCGACTACGCCAACCGCATCAAGCAGGACGCCACGCCCGAAGAGGTGATGGCCGTCGCTCGCTGGATGGAAACAATCAAGGACCCATGAACTACCGTCCAATGACCCGCATCGGGTTCATCGCGATCCATTGCTCGGCAACCCCGGCAACCTCGGTGAACATCGACGCAGCTGAAATCCGCCGCTGGCACCGTAAGCTGGGCTGGCGCGACATCGGCTACCACTTCGTCATCAAGCGCGATGGCACCGTCGAACCCGGTCGACCGGTCGACATGCCCGGAGCGCACGAACCGAAGATCAACTCCCAGTCCATCGCGGTCTGCCTCGTCGGCGGATCGCCGCCCATCGGCTCCCCGGAGCAGAAGAAGGGCTTGGGAGAGAACAACTACACGCCCGCCCAGTGGGCCTCCCTGAAGAAGCTCGTCACCGAACTGCACGCCAAGCACCCGAACGCGGTCGTCCTCGGACATCGCGACGTTCCCGGCGTGCGCAAGGCGTGCCCGAGCTTCGAAGCGAAGGCCTGGTGGTCGGAGAACAAACCCACCTCGTAAACGGAGAACCCGAGATGTCCCGCTCAGAAAACAAAGCCGTCCTTGTGGCGAAGCACCTGCGCAAGCACGGCCACATCAGCCAAGGCAGCGCCACTCTGGAGTACGGTAACTTCCGCCTCTCCGACGCCATCTTCCGGCTCCGCACCGACGACGATGACCTCATCCCTGAGGGCATGCGGATCATCACGGTGACCAAGCGGGACGCCTCGGGTCACCCCTACGGCGAGTACCAGCTGGTGAAGAAGGGCTCGATCTGATGGCGAAGCCGCAGCGCAAGCCCGTCTCCGCTGGGGCCCAGCCTCCCCGTGAGCTGATCCGCCGCACCACCGCTATGACCGATGCCATGGTCGACGCCTTCCGCAACGCGGGCCTCGACGTGAGCCGCGCCAAGCTCCCCGTCAAGCGCGAGACCACATGGTCCGTGACACGTCGGGGCTGAGCGAAAGCAGCCTCCTCTACAAGACCAGCTGCCCCAGGGCGGACTGCGGATCAAGCGATGGGAACGCCGTCTATGATGACGGTCACACTTTCTGCTTCGTCTGTAGCCGCCCCGGGCGTGTCGATGGCGAGGAGGACTACACACCTCCCGCCAAAGGAAAGCGAATGGCTGGCCTGATAAGCGGCACAGTAGAGGCGATCCCGTCGCGCAAGCTCGACGACCGGGTCTGTCAGAAGTACAACTACCAAGTCGGCACCTTCAGCGACAAGAAGTGCCACATCGCGCCGTTCTACGACGCCGAGGGCACGATGGTTGCCCAGAAGGTCCGCCTACCGGGTAAGGACTTCGTGGTCCTCGGGGACCTCAAGGCATCCCTCCCGCTCTTCGGGCAGCACCTATGCCGGGACGGCGGCAAGATGATCGTGGTCACCGAAGGTGAACTCGACGCCATGTCCGTGACCCAAGCAATGGGCCTGACGTGGCCCGCCGTCTCGATCCCACAGGGCGCACCTTCGGCCAAGAAGGCAATTGCCAAGGCCCTAGGGTTCCTCGAAGCGTTCGAGAAGGTCGTCTTCATGTTCGACCAGGACGACGTCGGGCAAGCCGCGATGGCGGACTGCCTGCCTCTCCTGTCCCCCGGCAAGGCCTACGTGGCCACGCTCCCGGCGGGCATGAAGGACGCCAACGACATGGTCAAAGCGGCCCGCTCCAAGGAGCTGGTCGACGCCATCTGGGGCGCGCGCAAGTACGTGCCGGAAGTCCTCAACGACATCGACGACGAACTGATCGACGATGCCTGTGAGGAGCAGGGCTGGGGGCTTCCCTGGCCCTACGTGTCGATGACCAAGGCGACCTACGGTATCCTTCGGGGCTGTGTGTACACCTGGGGAGCTGGCACGGGCTCTGGCAAGACCACCCTAATGCGGATGCTCATGGCTACGGCCATGCGTCCCGAGCTTGGCGAGGATCACTCGGAGTTCATGCCGATGCCCGCGCCGAGACCTGTTGGCACCATCCTGTACGAGGAGCCGCTGAAGCGGACCCTCAAGAACCTCGCGGGCCTCGTCATGAGGCAGCGCATCCACGTGCCCGGCACCGAGTACGACAAGGATGAGGCGAAGCGGATTATGAAGGAGCTGCGGCCTCTTCTGAAGTCCATCTCGCTCAAGGGCGCTCGGGACTGGGATGCCGTCAAGAACACCATCAGGTATCTTAACGCCTCCGAGGGCGTCGAGGACTTCGTGATCGACCCGATGACCGCGCTCACTGCGGGCATCGAGAACGAGCGGCAGGCCCTTGACGGTATCATGTCCGACATGGCCGAGCTGGCCGAGGACTTGGACATCACAATCCACCTCGTCTTCCACTTGGCGACCCCCGAAGGGAAGAGCCATGAGGATGGCGGGCGGGTGCAGGAGAAGCACTTCCGGGGCTCCCGCGCCGTCGCGTTCTGGTCGCACTTCCTGTTCGGCCTTGAGCGGAACAAGCAGGACCCCGACTGCCCCACGATCATCCGAGGTCTGAAGGATCGCCCAACCGGCGATGCCATCGGGCCGTTCATTGCGCTCACCTACGACAAAGCGACGGGCCACATGGTCGAAGTCGAGATGCCGGAGGATGGCGAGCGCCCCTTCAAGAACGAGGAGGACAATGACCTCTAAAAATTGTGCCGACTGTCGGTTCGGGCCTGACTCAATCGAGAGCTGCCAAGCCCGCAGCTGCTTCGCAGACCCACGGTTTCCCGCATGGGAACCGCAGGAGCCCAAGTGTCTCATCGCCCCTACCGAGACTGCACCACGTTACGTCGACTGCTACCACAATCCCAAGTGGTGCGGATGCTCTCGTTGCTTCGAGGCACTTCGCCAGCTTCCGACACCGCAACCCGGCATCGGCCACAACGGCGGTCCACCTATCGCGGAATGGGCCGACAGCCCTTCGCTTCCTGACGCTGCTTCAGCGCGCAACGAGTACCCGATGGCCGATGGCCTTCTGGACTACTTCCCGAACGCTCTGGCTGAGGTCGCGAAGCTCTCGCACTTGGCAACCCAGCAGCATCATCCCGATCAGGAAATGCACTGGGACCGCAGAAAGTCCACGGATCACCGCAACAAGATCATCCGGCACCTCGCGGACACCCACACGGTGGACGACAAGGGCCTCGATCATTGGGCGATGGTCTGCTGGCGGGCCCTGGCTGGCTACCAGGACTACCTCGAACGCAAGCACAGCCTGCCGCCGTCCCGCGCCTCGCGCAACCGACCCTTCTGATTAACCCCCACCATCGGAGAATGAACATGATCGCACGCATCCGCACCTTCGCTGCCATCCTCGTCGGCTACGCTCTGGCCGCAGCCGCGACTGTCCTTAGCTACGTTTCGGGCCTCCTCGACCGCCTGCCGGTGTCCATCGACCGAACCGTCGCGGGCCTCGACAAGATCGTCGCCAAGCTGGAGCGCGCCGAGGCGCAGCATCAGGCACGCATCGACCGCGAAATCGCGTTCCAGGAAGCCAGCTACGCTCGCGAAGACGCCGCCGCATCGGCAGCCGACCGCGCCGCCCGCGTCCGCGCTCGCATCGCCAAGCTGCTCGACTAACACTTCCGTTAGCCTGAGCATCAGCATCCAAGGGGGTCCTACGGGGCCCCCTTTTTTCGTTCTGGGAGCCCGACTTGCTCATATACGACATCGAGACGAACGGGCTGCTCGACGAGCTGGACCGCGTCCACACCCTACACATTCTTGAGACTGCCACCGGCATCCGCCTAAGGTTCAACGACGGCTTCTTCGCTGACGGCAGCCCGGCACCGCGTCACGGCAGCATCGCAGACGGCTTGCGCCTCCTGATGAAGGCCCGCCGCATCTGCGGTCACAACGTCATCTCATTCGATAACCCGGCGATCACCAAGGTCTACCCGTGGTTCAAGCTGCGGCCCGACTGCATCGTCGAAGACACGATGGTCTGGGCCCGGCTTATCTGGCCGCACATCAAGGAAATCGACGCCAAGTGGATGAAGTCGGGCAGGCTGCCTGCGGACTTCGCCAAGCAGAAGCTGATGGGCACCCACAAGCTCAAGGCCTGGGGCATCCGCTTGGGTGTCCTGAAGGCTGACTACGAGGGAGAGTGGGACCTCTTCACGCAGGAGATGGAAGAGTACGCTGCACAGGACCCGGTCACGACTTTGGCGCTGTGGCGCAAGATCGTGGAGAAGGGCTTCGCGCCTGAGGCCGTGCGGCTTGAGCATGACGTTCAGGCGATCATTCACCTGCAGCAGCGGTTCGGCTTCAAGTTCGACCGTGAGGCAGCCGAGAAGCTGGAGTGGGTCCTGCGGGCCCGTAAGGCTGAACTTGAGGACGAACTCCGCGCTGCCTTCAAGCCCTGGTACAAGCCGGAGCGCAAGGGTGGCAAGATCGTCGAGCTGACCCCGAAGAACAGCAACCGGCGGTTCAATCACACCGCAGGCTGGACGTTCTCCAAGGTCAAGCTGGTCTCCTTCAATCCCGGCAGTCGCCCTCAAATCTCCGAGCGGCTCATCGAGCTGTACGGGTGGATACCTGTCGAGTTCACTGACAGCGGCGCACCGAAGGTCGACGAAACGACCCTCGGCTCTCTCGACCACATCCCAGCAGCGCGCCTGCTGGTCGACTACCTGACCGTCGACAAGCGGCTCGGCCAGTTGGCCGAGGGCGACAATGCCTGGATGAAGATGGTCGCAGCGGACGGACGTATCCACGGGTACGTCAACACGCTCGGCGCGATCACCCGAAGGATGACCCACTCGGGTCCTAACATGGCCCAGGTGCCGTCCTTGGTGAACGCCAGGGGCACGGTGCCATACGGCAAGGAGTGCCGGTCTCTCTTCGTCGTGGCGAAAGCTCGCTTGCTCTGTGGCGTGGACGCCGAGGGCTTGGAGCTGCGGAAACTCGCCCACTACATGGCGAAGTACGACGGTGGGGCTTACGCCGACACGGTCGTCAACGGCAAGCGCGAGGACGGCTCTGACGTCCACACGGTAAACCAGCGGCTTATCCGCCTCAACGCCCGCAACTCGGCCAAGACCTGGATTTACGCCTACCTTTACGGCGCTGGCCTGCTGAAGCTCGGCATGGTCATCTACGAAGACTTCACCCCGGCGCAGCGCGAGGCCTTCAACGCCAAGCACCCGGCGGGCAAGTTGCGCGAGAGCGCCATCGCACGGCTAGGCAAGCAGGCGAGGGTGCGCGTTGAGGGCGGTCTTCCTGCGCTCGGCCAACTGCAAACCAAAATCAAGCGGCTCGCCGCCTCTGGTTTCCTGAAGAGCGTGGACGGCTCACTTCTTCGCGTCCGGTCTCCGCACGCAGCGTTGAACACCCTACTTCAGGGCGGAGGCGCTATCGTCATGAAGAAGGCGCTGGTGATCCTCTTCAACCGGCTACTCGCCGATGGCTGGGTCGCTGACCCAGTGACCGGCGCGCTGACGCGAGACGGGGAGGTGATGGGCTTCGTCGCGAACATCCACGACGAGTTCCAGATGGAAGTACCCGAACACCTCGCGAAGGAAATCGGTCAGATGGGCAAGGACGCGATCCGGGATGCTGGTATCGAGTTCGACCTCCGCTGCCCGCTCGCGGGTTCATGCGACATCGGCCACAACTGGGCGGAAGCCCATTAAGGAAGAATGACCCCTCGCATCCAACGCGAGCCGGGGGCCTACTGCGCAGAGAGAGCCATCCTCACTCGGGCCCGTTCGCGGGCTCGGGAAAAGGGTGTGCCTTTCTCGCTCACGTACCTCGACATCGTTATCCCCGACCGCTGCCCCATACTTGGGATCAAGCTGGAGCGGGGCACTAGCGGCGGGCTCGACAGCTCACCGTCTCTCGACCGCATCATCCCCGCGCTCGGCTACGTGCCGGGCAACGTGAGAGTGATCGCCAACCGCGCGAACAGGATCAAGTCGGACAGCACCCCCGAGGAGCTGTCCCGCATCCTCACCTACGTCCTCGAAAACGACCCCAACAACGCCAAGCGCCGAAGGAGGCCTCATGCGAAAACTTCTAAGGACAATGCTTCGCTGGCTGCGTCTTCTGACGTCCAGTCGAGATAATCAGACCCCGGATATAATCCGCATCGGGTCCATACTCTTCGGCATGTGGGCTCTCGGGCTCACCGCCTGGGACGTGCTAGTCCTGAACCATCAGTTCGACATGCTCAACTACAGCGGCGGCGTGGCAGCGATCCTGACCTCGACCGGCGCGGCGCTGGGCCTCAAGCGCAAGGACGAACCTGAAGCATGACGCTTCAGACCCTCGACCTCTTCGCAGGGGTCGGGGGCTTCTCCCTCGGTCTCGAAAGGACCGGCGGGTTCCGCACCTCAGCCTTCTGCGAAATCGACCCCGCCGCCCGGCGCGTACTCAACAAAAACTGGCCGGAAGTGCCGGTGTTCGAGGATGTCGCGCAGCTCACCAAGGAAAACTTCGATGTCCCTGTCGACGTCATCACTGGCGGGTTCCCCTGTCAGGACATATCATTCGCCCGAACCGGAAGCGGCAAGGGACTCGGGCTCGCCCTCGCGGGTGCCCGCTCGGGCTTGTGGTTCCAGTTCCGCCGACTCATCTCCGAGTACCGCCCGCGCTTCGCGATCATCGAAAACGTCTCTGCCCTGCGAACTCGGGGACTGGACGTCGTCCTCAGCGGGCTCGCTGCGCTCGGGTATGATGCGGAGTGGCACTGTATACCCGCTGGAGCCGTTGGCGCTCCTCAACGCAGGGACCGGGTGTGGGTCGTTGCCTACACCTGCGGCTCGGGACTTTCGGGACCTCTCCTCAGCGGGAGTTCCTTACCCCTCACAGCTCCGCCGCAACTCTCCCAGCTTGGCGACCTTACTGTACAAAGCGGGGCTTGCTGGCCCTCTCATTCCACAGCTCTACGAGTGGGTGATGGGCTTCCCGATTGGCCACACCGCCTGAAGCAGATGGGCAACGCTGTTGTCCCCGCCATTCCCGAGATGATCGGGAGAGCAATCCTCAGATACCTGAAGGAAAACCCATGACCATCCAAGCAACCATCGTGCCCCCTCGGGGCCGCATCACAGAGCGCGAGCTAATCGCTGCCAGCAACTCGGTCAAAGCCCTGCGCTCGCTCCGCCAGTTGCAAGGTGCCATCGACCGGAACGCCTGCGCTCAGGTTCGCATCCAGTCGCCCAAGGGCTCCACCGAACTCCCACTCTTCGACGACGAGCTGGAAGCCGTGGTCGCCCTGCTGATCGAAAGACACTCGGTGTTCCTCGCGGGACTCGATGTGGAACTGGAAGTGTTGAGCAAGTGACCGAGGAGACCGCCGCAATGGTGGAGCGCCTCTTCGCCGCCATTGCTCATGGCGCTGAGGACCACCGAGACTGGCTGCATGAGGCGCTGGTCGCGTTCTTCTCCGGTCTGCCGCTTCCGGCGGTGCGATGACGATCCCCAAGACCTCCTTCAGGCTCCTAGGGCTCACCCTCGCTGCCCTAGCAGCCATTCTCGTCGCCTACTGGCTCCTCACAGCCCCTGCGCGCTCTCGCAAGGCAACCGCAATCTCCACCGCAACCGCCGCTTCTGCCTCAGCCTCCAAGGCTGCCGCGCAGGACACCATCAAAATCCTCGTCGAGACCCAAGCGACCCACGGGCGCATCGACGTAGTCACTCAAGGAAACCGCGATGCCATTCTCGCCGCTGATGGCGCGACTGAGGCGGTGGGGTCTGGTGTTCACAACGCCGGTCTTCATGCTCTCTGCTTGCGCGACACCTATCGTCTACAACCGGCCTGCCAGCGACTGCTCGACGCTGGTGCCGAAGGTCCTCGTTGAGGCAACCCTAGGTGCGCCTCTTCCTGCGGACCCTTCTGCTGGGTCTTGGGTTGTCTTTGGGGACGCCCAGACCGGCCAGCTCGACAAGGCCAACACAGATAAGCGAGCTGCTCACGACATCGTGACGGCCTGTGAACTTCGGGACCGTGAGGCCGCTAAGGGGATCAGCAAGCGCCCCTGGTGGGCGGTGTTCGGGTGAAAGCCAGAACCTTCGGTCCATTCTCATGGACCCGCTCCACGGACATGGATCAGACCGTTGTCCTGATGCATCACTTGACGTTCAAGCTAGGGCGCATCCGTCTGGAGTTTAGCTTGCAGACTCAGGCGTCTGTAGATCGACTCCGCCGCATAGACGCCTATTTGGCGCTCAGAAAGCAGGCGGTCGCTTTGTGGTCTCCACACGCGGTCGAGTGGTTTTTGGAAGATCGTGGCGGAAGCTTGGAGGAAAACGCGGAGCTGCTTCGGCAGATCATCGACGGAACCCTCTCGAACCCTTGGCCTGACGATCCAGAAGGTGCCTAATCCGGTTGCGGCTCGCGTTGGCGTTCTGAAAGCGACCGATGTCGTTGTCGCCAAGTAGAGCCGTCCAGAACCAGACCAAGGTGTCCCGCTCCACGCCTGCATCGCGCAGGCACCTCATCGCTTCCAGCACATCCTCGCTTGTCCCGCGCACCTTGCTGGACCGCTCGGCGGCTTCGTCGACGATCCTCAGGGCTTCTTCGGTGTCCATGGGTCGCCTTTAGCGCGCCTGGAACATCCAGAGAACATCAAATTGGAGAAACACACATGAGGTTATGCCTTATCGTACTGGCGTTCGTCGCCGGGTTCGCCTTCCTGATCTACATCACGCCGCCGCCTGACCCGAACAGTGTTTCGGAGCGCCTTCGCCGGGGCGAGGCTGTCCTGTCGTCAGTAGCACCTGATGGCACCAAGCTGTGGCACGTCGAGCGTGGCGGTCGGGACATCTACTATTCAACCGGCGGCACTCAAACGACCCGCACTGAGGGCTCCGGCAAGCAGGCCCATACCGTCGACGTGATTGTCCCGAACGGCGGTTGACCCGCACGCTCCTCATCGACGCTGACATCATCGCCTACAAGGCAGCAGCGTCGAACGAGCAGAACATCGACTGGGGTGATGGGGTCGTCTCTCACACCGCCGACTTCGAAGGTGCCAAGCGGCACGCTCGCGAAGCTCTCGATGCGCTCGTTGAACAACTGGACGCGACCGACCTCATCATCTGTCTGTCGGACGACTTCAGCAATTGGCGGAAGGACATCTTCCCCGCCTACAAGACCAACCGGGCCGCTACAGTCCGCCCGGAACACCTCTACGACATGAAGGACTGGCTGGCGGAGACCTACCCGACCGACCGCCGGTCCCGCCTGGAAGCCGACGATGTCATGGGCATCCTCTCGACGGAACCCCACAAGGGCGAGCGGATCATCGTGTCCGCCGACAAGGACATGCAGACCATCCCCGGTCTCCTGTTCAACCCGAACAAGGACAAGTTCGTTCGCACCATCGAGCCTGACGAAGCGGAGCGGTTCATGCTCTGGCAGGCTATCTGCGGCGACCAGACCGATGGGTATCCAGGGTGCCCCGGCTTCGGCCCCGGTGCCGCCGACAAGCTCCTCGCTGGCATTGGTCTGGAGAGCTTCGTCCACACGTTTAAGTCGGGGCCCCGCAAGGGAACCGAGGAGACCCGGTGGCGTGAGGTGGACCTTGGTTGCCGATGGAAGGCCATCGTGTCCGCCTACGAGAAGGCCGGGCAGGGCGAGGCTGAGGCCATCGTCCAGGTCAACGTCGCCCGCATCCTGAAGGCCGGAGATATGGACGGGACCAAGATCATCCCGTGGGCTCCCTAAGCCTTTCTCGTTTTCTCGAATTAACACCCACCCTCGGAGGAAGGAAACTTCCCTCATGGTCCTTAGGGGACCGCTCGCGTTTCGGATTGGGGGTTCCCCGGTCGGCGCCCGAGCGGTCCCCTTTTTTTCCGAGGTGACCCCCTGAAGTTCCCCGATAGCGCCGTCGCATTAGTCGACGAGCTGGATCGGCTCGTACCCGAGCGGGTCCCCGAAGCTGGGGACTCCATGGAGAGCATCCAGAGATACGCAGGGAAGCGAGAGCTTGTCCTGTTCCTGAAGAATTGGCGCGATGCCTTGAAGCGCGACGTGGTCCGAAAGGAGCGGCGCTGATGTGTATCGTGAAGACCCCGAAGGTGAAGGCCACGGACGCGGCGAACAAGACGCCCGACCCTGCCATCATCCGCAACCCGTACCTCGACGGCGTTGATCCAGAAACCAAAGCTCTGCGCATGGGCAGCTCCAGCCTGCGCATTGAGCGCGCCGGGAGCGGAGCCGCTTCGTCTAGCCCAGCTAGTCCAGCGGCTCCCCCGGTGTCCGTAGCGCCGCCTCTCTACTCGAACCCAAGCAACGTGTATGTTGGCATGGCTCTCAAGAAGATCATTCCCGTTCTGGGAAGGGGCGGACCTACAGGTAAGATCACGCGTCAAGTGGCTCCTTAAGGACCCTCATTGGCAGAAGAACAGAAGCTGGTGACGGGGGCGAAGGCCCGGTACAACCAGCTGAGCAGCGGACGGCAGACCGTCCTGGAGCGCGCACGCTCCAACTCCAAGCTGACCATCCCCGGTCTTGTCCCCATTGACGGACAGGATAGCAACTCCGCCTTCGAGCAACCCTACCAGTCCCTCGGGGCCCGCTGCATCAACAACCTCGCAGCGTGGCTCCTGGTCACTCTCTTCCCACCCGACCAGCACTTCGCACGCCTAAGCGTCCACGAAGACACCGCAGCGGAACTTGGGGAAGACCTTTCGACCGTGAAGGAAGCCCTCAACCGCATCAGCGGCAAGGCGCACCTCCTCATCGAGACGAGCATGGCGCGACCGATCTTCATGGAGGTCCTCCGCCACCTGATCGTCGCCGGTAACGTCCTCGTCTACTATGCCTTGGACGGCGGGCCTCCGCGCATGTTCCGCCTCGATCAGTACGTCTGCCTGCGCGATGAGCGCGGGGGGCTGCTAGAGGCGCTAGTGTTCGAGAAGGTCTACCCGTCGACCTTGACGCCTGCGGTCATTGCCGCGTGCAAGGTAGCGGTGGAGCCGGGCAAGGAGAACGATAAGCTCGTCGAGGTCTACACCCACGTCAAGCGAGACGGCGAGACCATCTCCCACCACCAGGAAATCAACGGCATCATCGTGCCGGGCTCCGAGGGCAAGTCCCCTCGCGACAGCTCGGGGTGGATGGCGCTGCGGTGGCAGGCGATCCCCGGCAGCGATTACGGTCGGGCCCACGTCTCGGAATACGTCGGGGACCTCATGTCCCTTGAGGACCTCTCGAAGGCCATCATCCAGTTCGCTGCGGTCGCCTCGCGTATCGTCCACATCGTCGACCCTAACTCGATGATCGACATCGAAGAGCTGGCGGCAGCCGAGACCGGCGACTTCGTCACGGGCTACATCGACAAGGTCAAGGCCCTCCAACTGGAGAAGAGTCAGGACTTCACCGTCGCCAGCTCAGTGGCCGAACGCCTAGAACTTCGGCTGTCCCACGCCTTCATGCTCCAGAGCGGAACCGTCCGCCAAGCCGAGCGCGTCACGGCGGAGGAAATCAGAGCGATGGCCCAGGAGCTGGAGAACGTCCTAGGCGGGGTCTACACCGTCCTCTCGGCGGAGTTCCAGCTGCCGCTTATCCGGCGCATCCTCTACATCCTGATCCGCCAAGGCGAAGCGCCAGAGCTGCCAAAGACCGTTCAGCCCACCATCGTCACCGGCTTCGAAGCCATGGGGCGGAACCACTCAGCCAACAAGCTGAAGATGTGGATGACGGATATGGTCGGCATCTACGGGCCGCAGGTTGTCCAAAGCATCACTGATCCGACTGAGGTCGGTCGGCGTTTCGCGGACAGCTACGGCATCGAGAGCGTCGAGACGCTCATCAAGAGCGCCGATGCGCAAGCCAACGAGCAGCAGGCCGCGATGGCCAACCAAGCAGCACTCGCCGCAGCCCCGCAGATTGCGAAGGGCGCGGCTGACGCAATGAACCAGGGCGAGCCGGAGCAAGCTCCGCCCGCAGCAGCATAGGAAGAACATGACCAAGCCCGCAGCGGCCCCCAAGGACACCGAAGTGGTGACCCGCACTGACATGGAAATCGTCGACAACACCGACATCCAGGTCACCGAAGAGGTCTCCGTCGAAACCGAAGAGGTCGAAATCCTCAACGGTCTGGTCCAGATCAACTACAAGTGACGGTCGTCACAGAGAGCGGTGCAGCTCCGGCAATGGAAGCTCCCGCTCTCTCTCCCGCTGAGCAGGCCTCGGTTGAGGTCGGCCAGCGCGGCTTCACGGAGCCGGTCGGCGTAAACGAGCCTGCACCCAGCGGCCCGCAGCGTCCCGACTATATCCCGGAGAAGTTCTGGAAGGACGGCAAGGCCGACTACGAGGGTCTGGCCAAGAGCTATGCCGAGCTAGAAGCGAAGCAGTCCACCCCTGCAGCCGCAGCGCCGCCCGCAGAGGCCCCTGAGGGCACCGTAGGTCCCGATGGGAAGATCGCCAAGCCGGAGGCTCCCAAGGCACCCGAGACGCCTCCTGCCGCCCCCCTTGCTACCGCGATGGACAAGGCGCGTGACGAATGGTCCTCGGGTCAGGCCGTCAGCGACGAGACGGTGGCTGAGCTGGAAGCCGCAGGTATCCCGAAGGAAATCTTCGGAGTTTACCTGGAAGGCCTCCAGGCCCTCGCCACCAAGACCATGGGCGAAATCCACACGTTCACCGAAGGTGCCGACAACTACAACGCCATGGCGTCGTGGGCTGCCGAGAAGCTGTCGGATGCGGAGCTGGATGCGTTCAACACGGCGCTCGACAATCCCCAGCTGCGTGAGAACGCGGTGCGTGGCCTCTATGCCCGCTACAGCTCGGCGCGGCCCTCGGAAGGAAACCTCATCACCCCCGCAGGAACCCCCTCGCAGGGCGGCGACGTCTACACGGACAAGTCGCAGCTGATCGCGGATCAGCGCAACCCGCTCTACCAGACCGACCCCGCCTTCAGACAGACCGTGGTCGATAAGCTGCAGCGCTCGCAGCAGAGCGGCTTCACGGTGGTGGCGCGTCCGATGTTCGAGCGCGAAGTCTACACGCGATAAGCGCAAGCCGAGGTCGCTCCTCGGCACAACAGGGACGCACGGTTAGCCTGTCTAAAAAATCCGGCACACTTCCGACCCAACCTCGACGCCGTCGTGAACGCCCCCGCAGGCCCGCAAGGACAACCTCCGGCAACTGGCAACGACCCATCCGGCCCCGGTCAACCAACCTACCTTTCCTCATTCTCTCAAGGATACTGTGGCCAACTCCACTCCTAACCGCCCTGGTCAGAACCAGGGTGCAGGCGACGTTCGCGCGCTCATGCTCGACCTCTTCGGCGGCGAGGTCATCTCGGCGTTCGAGACGGCAACGATGCTGCGCGACAAGCACCAGACCAAGACCCTCGCGAAGGGCAAGTCGTTCAAGTTCCCCGCCATCTGGCGCGCGACCGGCGGCTACCACGTACCCGGCACCGAGATTGTCGGTGACCAAATCCCCCACACCGAGATCATGGTCGATCCCGATGACAAGCTGGTGTCGAGCGTCTTCATCGCGGACATCGACGAGCTGCTGAACCACTTCGACGTGCGCGCTCCGTACACCAAGGAGCTGGGCGAGTTCCTGGCGCGTCACTACGACGCCAACGTCCTTCGAACGCTGATCCTCGCCGCCCGCGCTGGCGCGCTGTTCCCCGGCGACACCGGCGGCACCGGCCTGCAGAACGCTTCGTTCGCCACCGACGCCAACGCCCTGATCGACGGCTTCAGCGCCGCGAAGCAGGCGATGGACGAGAAGGACGTTCCGGTGAACTCGATGCCGGTCCACGGTATCCTGCGCCCGGCGCAGTGGTATCTGGTCGCCCGCAGCGACAAGAACCTGAACCGCGACGTCAACGGCGGCACGGCTTCGGTGCGCTCGATGACCCTCACGACCATCGACGACATCCAGGTCACCAAGTCGAACATCGCCTCGGGCGTCTTCGGCGCGGACGACAGCGCCAACACGGCTATCCCGGCCCCGTACCGTGCCAAGTTCGGCACGACCGTGGGTGCCATCTGGACCCCGATGGCTGCCTGCTCGGCCATTGTGCAGGACCCGTCGTTCCAGATCGTCGACCAGCCCGAGAAGCAGGGCACCTTGCTCATCTCGCGGATGATGGTCGGCACCCGCAAGCTCCGCAGCAAGTGCGCTGTCGAGCTGCGCACCGGCGCGGTCCCGGCATAAGTCAATCCCTGGGGGTCTCTTCGGAGGCCCCCTTTTTTCCTTCTGGAGCTTAACCCATGCCCATGCTCGAACCATTGAGCGAGCTGGAGGCTGTGAACGCCATGCTGCTCAGCATCGGTCAGGCCCCAGTCAACACCCTCAGCGTCTCAGGTCTCACCGACGTATCCGTCGCGCGCGACAAGCTGTCCGAAGTGACGCGAAGGGTTCTCTCGCGAGGCTATTCGTTCAACACGGACTCTGCGTACCCGCTGTCTCCTGACGCCGAGAGTGTCATCCTAATTCCCAAGGGTGCCCTGAAGGTCAAACCGGCAGGCACTTCGAACTTCTCCGTAAGGCGGCATCCGACCAAAGGACGCGCGCTGTGGAATGGAGACGAACTGACGTGGCTCTTCAAATCCGCGCAGCCTGCCGAGATCACCTGGGGCTTCCCCTTCGATGAGCTGCCCGAGACCGCACGTTGCTACATCGCAACCGTAGCTGGCCGGGAGTTCCAAGCCCGCATTGTCGGCTCGACCATCCTCGACAAGTTTCTGGACGAAGACGTGCAGCGCGCGTGGCTATTGCTGGAGCGCGAGGAGCGCGCCACCCGCAAGACGAACCTGTTCCGCAACAACGCCGGGCTTTCAGGTTTCGGCTCTAGGAGCTACTGATGAGCCTACGCTCTCGGGTCCTACCGACGATTGCCAACGGCATCTCGCGGCAGCCACCCATCCTCCGCTCAGCGGACCAGAACGAAGACGAGCTGAACACCTGGGTTAGATTGGTCGACGGCGTTGGCCGCAGGCCTCCGACGCAGCACATCGCTGAGATTGCAGACAGCCTCTCCGATGCGGCCTTCGTTCACCAGATCAACCGCGATACCACCGAGCGTTACCTCGTCATCATCGAAGGCGGGACGCTTAGGGTTTGGGATCAGCTAGACGGCTCCGCAGTGACCGTCGCGACCCCCGGCGGACTAGGGTACATCCAAGGTGACCCTTCGGACCTCCGCGCGTTCACCGTGGCGGACTACACGTTCATCGTGAACACCCGTCAGGTTTGTGCCATGGCGGCGGTCGGTTCCGATGCGGAGCCTGCCCCTGACTATTACCGGATGCCCGCCAACCGGGTGCCGCGATACCGCAACGGCGAGTACGTCGAGCCGGTGGCCGATGACTACTACTCGGGCGGCACTTTCCAGTATCCCCCGAACCCGGCGCTGCCATCTGGCCTAACCGGCGAGGTGCCCTCGGTCGAGAAGCTGCCGGAGACTGCCCCCGAAGGAGCGCTCTACCGCGTATCGGGATCGTCGACGGGGAACTTCACATCCTTCTATGTCACCCGCAGGGGTGCCGTGTGGGACGAGTGTGTCGCGCCGGGCATTGCGAACGGCATCGATGCCCTGACCATGCCCCACTGCTTAATCCGCGAGGCGAACGGAACTTTCACGTTCGCGCCGTTCTCCTGGAGCCCACGCCGAGTGGGAGACGAGGGCACCAACGCGAAGCCAACCTTCGTGGGCCGCACCATCAACGGCCTGTTCTTCTACCAGAACCGCCTCGGCTTCCTGGCTGATGAGAACGTGATCTTCTCCGCCGCTGGCGACTTCGGAAACTTCTGGCGCAACACCGTCCTCGACTACATCGACAGCGATGTGGTGGACGTGGCGGCTTCGTCGACGGGTGCAGACGGCAAGGTCTCGATCCTCAGGAACGTCATTGCGTTCCAGGATGGCCTGCTGGTCTCCTCGGATCAGACCCAGTTCTCAGTCGCCAACGGCGAAGACGGGCTTACCCCTTCGTCGGTCGCGATCCGCGCCGTGACGCACTACGAGGTGAACAATCGCGTTCGCCCGGTGGCTGTGGGGACGGAGGTCTACTTCGTCTCTGACGGCTCCGGAGGCACCACGACATGGGAGTACAGCCGCCTTCAGGGCGCAGAAGCGACCAGCGCTGCTGACATCACCGCCCATGTAAAAGGGCTCATCCCCTCGGGCGTCCGCACGCTCACCGCCGCTCCCGACTTGAACGCGCTGTTCCTCGGGAACGGCACCGCTAAGATGTGGGTCTACCAGCTTTACTGGAACGGGAATGAGAAAATCCTCTCCAGCTGGCGGGTGTGGGAAATGCCCGGCGCTGTCCTGGCATCAACCTACCTGGACGGTCAGCTCTATCTGCTGATCCAACGGGACGGCAAGGTAAGCATCGAGAGGCTCGACCTCAGGATCGATGCGGTTCCCCAAGGTCAACTTGCGCCAGTCCATCTGGACCGCTTGGCGGCCCTCCAAGGAACCTACGATCCCGCAGCAAAGCGCACGCTGTTCACGCTGCCCTATGCCGCAGCCCAAAGCCAACTCCGGATTGTACGCCCGGCCACTCATGAGCAGCTCCCAGGGAGCGCCATAGAGACTGCGCAGTTCATCTGGCACGGCCCGCGCGCGGTGTCGGTGGCAGGCAACGAAGCGGCAGGGATGGTGGTGGTAGGGGAAGCCTACAGAACCCATCTGACCTTCTCTCGGCAGTTCCCAGTGAACTACCAAGGACAGCCGGTCACTACCGGACGGATGCAGCTTCGAACCTTCACGGTGAACTACTCGGCCACTGCGAGCTTCAACGCGGATGTGAGACCCTACGGACCCCTTGGGCCAACCTCGCCGGTCGAGGTGTTCTCCAACAAGCACAGCCTGTTCACCGGGCGCATCCTTGGGGACGATGGGAACCGGCTGAACAGTCAGCCATATCCCACCGCGAGCTACACGTTCACCGTCTACGGGAACGCCGCTGACGCGCAAATCACCCTATGGACCGAAAGCCACACCCCCGCGACCTTCGTGTCTGCGGAATGGGAAGGATTTTACGTGAACAGGACGCAAGGATGATCCAAGTCCACGACCTCCGTCAGGTCTCCCCGGAGACGGCGGGGGTCTGGGCGGATCACCTATCGAAGAACCTGCGAGCCTGTGACCTCGACGAAATCGAGGCCATGGGTTCCGTCTCTGCTGAGGATGCACTCCGCGCCTCTGTAGAACTCTCGTCCCAGGCCTACGCGGTTCTGGATAGGGCCGGGGAGCCTGTCGCCATGTTCGGCGCTGCTCCCCACCCTTTGCCCGGAGTGGGCGTAGTTTGGATGCTAGGGACGCCGGGCATCGAGCGGGAAGGTCGCGCCATCGCACGCGCCACCCGAACCTATTTTGACGAACTGAACGCCTCCTACAGCCTCCTCTGGAACTACATAGACGCCCGCAACACCGCCTCGTTGCGGTGGCTTCGCTGGGGCGGGTTCCGGCTCCTGGGAGAGACTAAGTTCGGGACACATCCCTTCCACATATTCGCAAGGACGAACTACTCTGTGTGATCCAGTAACGGCGGCGATAGTCGTCGGTGTGACGGCGGTCGCCAGTACGACTGCGAACGTCATCAGCCAAACCAAAGCGGCCAAGGCCCAGACCAAGGCCATCAACGCGCAACGCGAAGTCGTGCGCGAAGAGACCCGGCAGGAAGCCACGGGCAAGCTGTTCGATCAGATGCGCGCCACTCGAAGAGAGCAGGCCGCAATCCGCACAGCGGGCGGCGAGGCCGGGCTTTCCCTATCGTCAGGAGGCTCCATCGAGAACCTCCTCCTGGACAGCGCCATGCAGTCCGAGATGTCGAACGACCGCACCATTGCGAACATGGAGAGCAGCCACCGCGCCAACGAAGCGCAGGCGGACTCCATGCTTTCCAAAATCCAGAAGCCAACGGCCCTCGGTGCCGGGCTCCAGATTGCCTCGACCGCCGCAAGCGCGTGGTCTGGCGCTCAGGACGCAAAGATAAGGAAGAACGGTGGCTGACCTCGCAACTACGAAGCTGCGGCGGGAGTCCATCGACAAGGTGGTCGACCGTCGCTCTGGAGTTATCGACTCTCGCCGTGATACCCGGCAGCCTGCCTTCCAAGGTTCGGCTACCATGGGGAGCGCATCGCGCGGAGACGGCGGCGCTGAGGAATTGCGCCGCGTTCTGGGCATGGCTCAGAAGACTGCAGGCGACTTCCAGGGATACGCCGAGAATAGCTTCAAGAAGGAGGAGACGGCGAACGCCGCTCAAGGCTCCATCGACAACGCCACAGGCCACGTCGACGCCGAGCTGGAGAGAAAGTCGTACTCCTACCGCAACTCGGTCGCCCTAGGGCGCACCATGACGTCCTTCCAGTCTGGCCTTCAGGACCTCGACAAGTCCCTCCGAGGCACCATCGAGTCCCAAGATGACCCCGACCTTGCCACCCGGCAAACCCAGGTCAAAGGCCAGATCGACCAATACTTCCGCGACTTCGCAATGGACCCCGAGACGGGGGAGCTGAAGAGCTTCCTCGCTACCCCGGAGGCCAAGCGGTGGCTCGCAGGTTCCATGGCGGACACTCGGTCGAAGCTGGAAGGCAACGCGCTCTCCCGCATCGAAGAGCGGTTCAAGGGCGAGGCCCTGACGCACGCCAGCACCATCCTGGGTTCGCAGATTGACGCGGGCAACATCGATGTCGCAGGGCTGCGCAAGCTGGTCCCTGAGACGGTTACCGACGACGAGCTGCGCGGAACTCTCATTACCACGTTCCAAGGCAAGGCCGAGCAGCTGAAGGCTGACGGCAAGTTCGAGGATGCGATCCGCACCGTGAACCAGCTACTGGGTGACGGCGCGAGCCCCACGGGCCCCACAGGCATCCTTCCGGTCGACCCCGACGCCGCCATCGGTCTCACTGTCCCAGGGGCCCCGGCTCCGGTCGGCAGAACCACAGGACCCCTGACGGTCACCAAGCGGCGCACGCAATCCCAGGTCATCGGCTTCGTGCTGAACGACCTCGAAGGCGGGGCGCAGGTGGTGAACAATCGCGACGGGGGCGGCACGACCAAGTTCGGCATCACCAAGCGAAACAACCCCGACGTAGACGTCGCCAACCTGACGCTCGCGCAAGCGAGCAGCATCGCCAAGGACCGCTACTGGCAACCTGCCTACGACGACGCCCATCCGGCGGTCGCGGCTATCGCCTTCGACGCGGGGTTCATCAACTCCAAGTCGTTCGCGCGAGAGATTGCCACCAAGTACCGCAACGATCCCGTGGGTGCCCTAAACGCCTACCGAGGTCGCCTGCAGGCCATTGCGCAGAAGCCCGACAAGGCTCGCTTCCTGCGCCCTTGGATGAACCGGGTCGACCACCTGGGCAAGTACCTGGGCGTTGGTCCGGGCGGGCAAGGCTCGGACAACGTCATCGACGATCCGTCCTTTGCTCTCGATCCAGAGCCCCTCGATCCCGTGGAAGCTGCTCGGCAGAACCCCGGCGTATCGCTGGCACCGCAGATGACCGGCGGTCTCGCGCTAAGACCCGAGGAGCGCACGAAGCTCTTGGAGTACCGCGACCAGCTGGGCCGAGAGGTCAAGCAGGAGTGGACGCGCAAGACCAACGAACAGCAGGACGAGGCGGCGAACAGCTACCTACTCCGCATGTCCGGCCTTGGCGCTCCGGTGACCCCGAGCGAAATCGCAGAGGCATCCCGCCGACGCGAGATTGACCCTCGGCAAACCCGCCAGCTCCTCGACGTGATCCGTCAGGACGCGGACAGGGACGAAGCGCGGGCTGAGCGTGCATCCAACGAAGCCGACCGCGACCGCGACAAGGCGGACGAGGAGCAGGCACAGGGTATAGTCGCGAGCATCATGGGGCCGGTGTATTCCGGCACCCGCTCGCCGGGCGAGGCGCTACGTCAGTTCGGCTCACAAGCTGCCTCACTGGACCCTAAGGTCCGCCGGGCGGTGATGGGTGCCATGACGGCTGAAGCCAACGGGATCGAGGAGGTTCGCAAGAACAACCCAGCCCTGCGCGCCGCTACGGACAGCCTGGACGATGCCGAGCAGGAAGCGCTTCGTCGCGTCTCGCGCAACTATCGCGATCCCCGCACGGGGCGGGCGATCACTGCGGAGCAGCAGCGGGCTATCATCTCGCTTCAGTTCCAAAAGGCGAAGCGCACGCTCTTCCAGACGGCCATCGACAAGGGCGACATCGCCAACCTGCCAGAGCAGCTGAACCGGCAGATTGCCGGAAAGATCAGGCCCTACATCGTCGCACCTACGCGACCCCGCAGATAACCAAGGGAACCCATGAGCGACCTAGACACACTCTTCGCGGAAGCGGATGGCGCTGAGGCCGAGCCGCAGACCGAGCAGAGGCCTGTTGAGCCGCGCACGGGTTCCCGCAATCGGGTCAAGACCGACACCGCAGGCAGCTTCGTTTACGGCGCTGCCGACACGGTGACCTTCGGCTTCCTCGACGAACTCGGGGCAGGGGCCGACTGGCTCCTCCTGGGCAAGGACTACGACAAGGCGCTGGCGGATAACCGTCAGGCGCTTGCGGACATCCGCGAGGATCACACCGGCTCCTTCGTCTCCGGCCAGCTCGCTGGTGGCTTCCTGCCCGTACTGGGCTGGGGAGGGCGCGTGAAGGCAGCCGCGACGGCGCGAGGGTTGACCTCGGGCGTGAAGGGCATGGTGGTAGCCGGGGGCGTGCAAGGCGCGCTCTACGGCGCTGGGTCTGCCGATGGCGACCTGAAGAGCCGCCTCTTGGGCGCAGCCTCGGGCGGCGCTCTAGGCGCGGCAGGCGGCTACGTCCTTGGCGCTACGATCATACCCGCAGCCAAGTGGGGAGCCGGAGCAACCCGCGACTTCCTGGCGATGCGCTACGGACGCACTCCGCGTCTAACCTCAGCCATCACCCCGGCGCGCATCGAGCGCGCTGCAGATGGCGTTGCAGAGGACCTGACGGCTGCCCGCGTGGAAGCCCGAGGTCGCCCTGTGCAGGGAACCCGCGAAGCGGGAACACCAGCACCGACGCTCAACCGCCTCACCGGCCAAGCCGACGATGTCCTGGAAGACGGCGCTATCCTAACCACGCGCGAGCTGGTCGGGGAGGCATCGGTCGCCCGAAAGGCGATCCAGGAGCGCGTAGATAAGATGACGGTGCAGCAGGCCCAGCGATGGGCGCAGCGCCTGGAGAACGCGGAGCTGGACGGGGGCGTCATCGACGACCCTCACTACCGCTCACTTCTGGGGCTCGACGCAACCGACCACGGCCTCGATGCCGATGGTGCCAAGCGCGCTGCCAATCTCCTGGAGGAGGCCACAGAGGCCGTCCTAGAGAAGGCAGGCCTGGGTGCCAAGACGACCAGACAGCAGGACAATGCGTTCCGCGAAGCCTACGGCGCTGGGGTCACCGAAGCGGATACCGCAGAGGCCCTAGAGCGCACACAGAAGGCCGTCACCGATGGCCGCATCGGCGGACATCAGCAGATGCTGGCCGCGCTGCAGTTTACTCGGGCCAAGGACAAGTACCTGCCGGAGATACTGAAGGGGAACCCAGAGGCCCGCGAGGGTCTCTTGGACGAACTCTCCAAGGCCATTCGCATCCACGCCGAGGGCACCGCCATCAAGGCGCAGATTGCCCGAGGTCTCGCGGACATGCGTTGGCACAAGGGGAAGCTCGCGTTCGCGGAAATCCGTGACGACGTCCTCCACGTCGAGACGCAAGAGAGCATCCGCAATAAGGTCGACGCCTCGCTCAAGGAGCTGGGCGAGGGCGAGTTCGCGGACCTCATGTCCAAGCTGCACAACCTCGACGACCTCGACCGCGTCCAGCAGGTTCTACTGAACCCCGCTGAGGCATCCGCTCTTTCGACGTGGCGGCGCACGCTCAACACTCTATCGTCCTTCATCAAGTCGAACTCGCTGACACCGGCCTCTGGCCTGTTCAACACCATCGGCTTCATGACCCACGACTTCTTCCGCAACGACGCCGCCAAGCGGTGGGCAGCGCGGAACTTCGAGCTGGCCGGTAAGGCCGACGAGGCGCTCGCGCTTCGGTTCGAGCTGGACGTGGGTCGCCGGGTCTACATGACGGCGCACAAGCGCGGCATCCGTGCCGCCATGGACCGCGTCAAGTGGGAGTGGTGGTCGGACGTCGAGCGCATCGCGTCAACGGGCTTGGGCGCTAACAGCCCACAGGCGCTTAAAGCCTCTGCTTCGAAACTAGCCATGATTGAGCGTGGCTTCCGAGCCCCTGACGTCAGAGAGTTTGAGGACAAAGCTCGGCTCAACGTCACCAACTTAACGGCCTTTGACAAGAGGATGGAGGAGGTCGCAGGAGGGTCCTTTGGCTACCTTTTGGAGACGCTCCACCGCTCCCGAGCGTCCCTAGGCAACATTGTAGACGCTGCAGGCACTGCGACGGCTAAGGTCGTGGCGGGGGGGCTGGACGACTGGGGCAGGGCCTTTGTGAAGACGAAGGAAACCTACGCTTTGGCTGCTCGCTACGCGGTTCGCGAGACAATGCAGCTCGGCCTACCCGTGAAGGAGACGCTGGAACTGGCGCAGAAGCGCGCCGTGCAACTGGCCGAGATGCCGCCAAAGGAATTGCTCGATCAGGTCGAAGAGGCGCTGTTGACCAAGGGCGACCTGCCGGAGGAACTCAAGTTCACCTTAGGCCTATCTCAGCAAGCCGAAAAGGAAGCCGAGCGCGTCCTGTTCATGGACGGCCCGCAAACCAAGTACGGTCGCGTAGCTACCGACGCGGCCAAGGGTATAGACAAGGTATTCTCCCTCGGCACCGTCGAGGGGATGCTGATGACCTACGTCCGCACCCCTGTACGCATTTTCGAGCGCGGTATGGTTTCCTACACGCCTTGGGGAACCAAGGCAAAGGAGGTCCAGGAAATCCTCGCCAAGGGCGGGATGGAGGCCGAAATTGAGAGGGCCCGTATGGAGCTGGGCTCGATGGTCATGGGCATGGGCGCTACGCTCGCTGCTGCCGGTGCAATCACGCTAACCAACGGCGGGTACGACAACTCCGCCAACTTGAGGGGGGCTCCTCCTGGACGTCTAAATCTACCTGGGGGATACTATGTCGAAATCGGCAGGCTCGATCCGTTCGCCCTTACGCTCGCCTTGGGCGGGTTTGTGGGGCAGGCGTACAAGGCCTACCAGGACGCAGGGACGCATGGCGAGGAGCATGAGGAGGCTTTGGCCACCGCGCTTCAGATAGGCTTCCTAGCGGCCCGTGAGGGCATCCTGGAGAAGACCTACGTCACTGGCGTGCGCGACATGCTGAAGTCCGTGTTCTCCGATCAGGAGGAGGGCTTGGTCGCCGGTTACGAGAAGGCGGTCATGAGCGCGTTCACCCGCGCGATCCCTCTCTCAGGAACAAGCAGAACCATCAACGACACCGTGCGGTCCTCCGCACCCGAGGCTGTGAGCTGGATGGACAACATCCTGCGCGCGGTTCCCGGCGGCGGTCTAGTGCTGCCCTCCCGCATCGACCCCTTGGGTAACGAGGTGGAAGGCAGAGACGGCGGGGTCTCCTTTGGGTCGACCCGCGACGTTGATCCGGTGACCTCTCAGCTGGCCGATCTTGGCATCGATATCCAGACTCTCAAGAAGGCTGACCCTTCCGGGTTTAAGCTGACTGCGGAGGAGGTGTCGGAGCTGCGGCGGCTTAGGGGAACGGAGGCGCTTAATGCTGACGGAGAGACCATGAAGGACGCTCTAGCGCGCCTCATGGATGACCCCTGGTTCCAGCAGCTGCCCTCCAAGGAGCAGAAGCAGGACGAAGTTGTCAGCCTCATGGCCGACTTCAACAAGCCCGCACGCGAACTCCTGATGGAACGCAATCCGACCTACGCTGCCGACAAGGCCGCTATGAAGTCGCTCTCCGACTACATGGCGGAGGGCATGTCCCGCAAGGACGCAGCGACCTACGCCCGTGAGGATACCCTCGCGGAGGGCCTGCCGGAGCCTTCCAGGCTCTAACCACGGAGGGGGCCCAGGTCCCCTCCATCCCCTTCCAAGGAGCCTGATGGCAACTCAAGTTACCTACGTGGGCGACGGCACGACCGTCACCTACGCGATCCCGTTCGACTACTCAGCAGACGGGAGCGATTTGAATGTGACGGCGGACGGATCGACGATCCAGTTCAGCCTCGACAATGCGTCCACCTTGCGGCTCCTTTCAGCTCCCGCCGTGGGCTCCACAATCCGGGTGTTCCGTAAGACCCCCTTCGAGACACCGGAGGTAGTCTTTGCGGATAGCTCCATCTTATCCGCAGGTGACCTCAACGCTGCTTCCGGGCAGGTGTTCAGGCGGCTCCAGGAGCTGGATGACGATCACCGTGAGGTGGCCGCGCGCTCCTTCCAGAGCCCCGTTGGGGAGACGGGACTTGAGCTGCCACCCGCATCCTCGCGGGCCAGTCGCTTCCTTACGTTCGATGCCGATGGCCTCCCGATCATGTCGGAAGGAACCGGCTCCGATCCTGCCCTTCGAGGTGACCTAAGTTCCCCTGACGCCGGTAAAGGGTCCGACCTACTGCGCTTTGTGCAGAGCGGCTCCGGTGCGCTCGCGCGATCCGCAAGGGCGAAGATGGGGGATTGGCGCAACGTCTTGGACTACGGCGCTGTGGGCGACGGCCTAGCGGACGATACCTCGGCGCTCCAGGCAGGAGACCTTGCAGGACCGCTGCTCGTCACATCGCCGCACCGCATCAGCCACTCGATCACGCTAAGCCGCCATGTTCAGTTCGCGGGCGCTGGTCGTCTTCTGATCGACGCCGGAGCTACCGTCACCTTTGCTGATGGCTTGACGGCACCCGACCGCCAAATCTTCTACGGCAGCGGCAACGTCGCGGGCCTACAGTATTCGAAGATGACGTGGTTCGCGGGAGACTATCGAAACACGTATACCGACGCCTTGTCGCGCCTTCAGAAGGCCGCAGACGCATGCGTCGAGTACGCGATGGTTGAACATCCGGTCGGCTTCTTCGCCATCAGTGGGAATACTCCCGTGGTGTTTCGCAAGGGCCAGTTCTACTTCGGCTACGGGTCGATGAAGAGCGAAGTCCGGTTCACATCCTCTACGTCCAATGTGTGGGCCTTTGAGGGAGTGGGCAGCGGGAAGATCGAAGGGGTGTCCTGTGTAGGCGTCAACGGCCTACCTGCCACTGACGGTTACGCGCTGGAAATCACTGCGCAGTACACGACGTGGAACGACGTGTTCATCCGCAGCGGTTTCACAGGTATCCGCGTGGAGTTCGTGGTTGGCGTCAAGGGCACCAACTTCAACGTCTACGACTGCACCAGCATTGGCGTCGACATCAACAACGTCAACGACGTGTTCTTGTCGCAGTTCCTCATCAGCGCGCCGCTTGACTACCTCAACATGTCAGCCGTGTCTGGCACCTTCGCCCCCGGCGAGACAATTGTAGGGACCACTTCGGGAGCAACCGCCCATGTCGTCCTGCAAGCCTCGGCTACGGTCCTGCGCGCAGGCGTGGACGGCAAGAACTTCACCGCAGGCGAAGCAATCACCGGCGTAGTCTCGGGAGCGACCGCAACGCTTGTGTCTCAGGATGTGCACCACGCGCTGGGCGGCATCCGCCTGACCAACAAGGTCGAGGCGCTTGTCGTCACGGATGGCGACATCATCGGCGGGGCGTTCTCCATGACCACGGACGCCAACCTCAACGCCCCCTACGTGCGACCGGCTTACAACAAGTTCACCAACGTCTACTTCGACAGCGGCGACGGCGGAGTGGTCATCGACAAGTCCGTCGAGTTCGACTTCGTGTCTTGTTGGTTCAGCAACCGGCCCGGCAGCGGGATCACCCTACTGGGGACTGACGGTATGCGCTTCCTCGGCGGTGGTGCCATCAACTGCCATAAGCACGGCGTGGTGATCGAGGCAGCCGCCAAGCGCACGGTCTTCAACGGCTTCGCCGCTCGCGGCAACAGCCAGGAGAACGCGGGCACCTACCATGGTCTGGCGTTCGCGTCCGGGGTCACAGACTTCGTCGTGACCGGATGCACGCTCGGGGGCAGTATCGGGTTCGGAAACCAAGGCTACGGACTCATCGTCTACCCTGGCGCATCAGACCGTTACACAATCTCCGCGAACCTCATTGGAGGTAACCAATCTGCTGGCATCCAAGATGGCGGCACCGGAGTGAACAAGACAATTTCAGGAAACTGGTAACGTGCAAATCACGCAGTCACAATTTATGAGCATGGTTCGCGCGCTTGCTCCGGCTCTTTTCAAAGACGCAAGGGCAGAGATGGCTACGGCCCGCGAAGCTCTGGTGGGCCGACACAGGTCCGCGCTTGAGGGCGAGGGTTTCGTTATCGTCCCCGATGCGCCCCTCGCTGACCCGAGCGTGCCCGAGAGATGAACCTGTCTGCACTCCGCGATCACCTTATCTCGGTGGTCGCGGGGGCGGCTGTCCTCGGCGGCAGCGCTACCCTCATCTCCACCAAGATCGACGTGACCGTACTGACGGAACGCGTCGACAAGCTGGAAAAGCTCAACGAGAACGTTGAGGGCCTCCGCGACGACCTACAGTCCACCCGCGAGGAACTCATCCGTTCGCAGCTTCGGGACACCCGCAAGTGACCCGCGCTGGCTCCGACATCATGGATATGCTCCACGGCTTGGTCGCTACCGGCCTGACCGAGGAGCTGCAGCGGGCCATTACGGCTGCCGCCGATCCAGACCCCGCTAAGCGGGTCGCTATCAACCCGCAGTTAATCGACAAGGCCCTGAAGTTCCTGAAGGACAACGGGGTGGACGCGCCACGCGCGAACAAGAAGGTCGACGTCCTCGCGGGCGTCCTGACCGACTTGGACCTTGACGAAGTCGCTGCCGCGCAAAGGATGAACTAACTCCATGAACTCTACGCCCGGTGCCGGGGGCCACGCTTGATGGCCTCTGGAACCTTGGTGAAAGGCGTCAGCTCGATGTTCGCTGATGTCTCTGTGGCTGCCCTCACCGCAGCTCAAGCAGCCGGGACCGACCCGGTACTCGCCGCTAACCCCTACCGCGCGGCGCTAAAGATCGTTCCGCCCAAGAATTGCACCCTGGCCTATGCCAGCGCCGCGCGCGGTGAACCTCTGTTCGCCGGTGTGACGAATTCCTTCGTCGGCGGGGACTGCGCCGCCAATGCCTTGTACGTTCGCGGGTTAGCAGCCGGTGACGTCCTAGTGATCTTGGAGGGCTGACGTGGGCGCACCTATTGCGGCAATAGCCGTGGGTCCGCTGGCGGCGCAGGTGCCCCAGCGCAATGCCAACCTGATCCCTCTACGTGCTGCCTTAATACAAGGAACGGCTCGCGTTGTGTTCGCTGGCGACAGCATCCTAGAGAACAATAACCAAAACTCGCGGTTTTCCGGCCTGCCTTACATCATTCAACGATTGTTTGGCGAAGAGTTTCCTGAGGCGGCTATCGAGTATGTCAATTTGGCGCTTGGCGGACGCGATGCATGGCATCTTGCCAGCCCCGCGTATGTCGGCTTGGCTGCGGATAACTCGCCAAACACGGGGTACTATCGGCAGGCGAACAACACCCTAAACAATAACGGCGTGTGGCGGACTGAAGACGGGACGACGCTCAATGGATCGGTCATCGGTGAGGCATGGCTTGAAGCGGTAAAACGTGTTCAACCGGATGCCGTTTTCATGAACTTCGGTCTTAACGAGGACCCAGGCAAAAACCCCTGCACCGATCCTGCAGGCTATTACCGCTCGATGAAGTATCTGATCGATGCTATGGCGGGTTGGTCAAAGCGACCCACGATCATCATCGCAACCTCCCATACCGGGCTTCCCGACACAGCAGGCAGGACTGACGATCTAGCGGGCCGGGCACTTGGGCTTACCGTGGGGCGGATCGCGCGGGCGCTCGCAAAGCAATACAAGCTGCCAATTATTGACGGCCAGCGGCAATATGAATTGCTAACCCGTGGCGTGGACGTCACTAACCCGGAGCCGCACGTCGAAGCTGGATTACGCTATAATGGCGGGCTGAACTCCGGCGCGGCGTTCACGCTAGACCCGACCTATTGGGCCACTTACGCCAGCGACGGCACCACTGCGTCCAGTGCCAGCGGAGCTACATTCCGTGGTGACGGCAACGCCGCTTGGCACTATTTCCGTAAGCGGAACACGCCTAATGGACATGTCCAGGTATCATTTACACCTAACACATCAAATCCGAGGCCTGAGGTTTATTATCGGGCTGTGCCCGGCACCACGTCTCTGACCGACGACAAGTACCTAGTCCGACTAAATGGCGCGAACGTGGAACTTGCGAGCTATGACACGCTCACGAATGGAAGCTCTAATACACTGCGAGTGATCGCATCTGCGCCGCTTGATGTCGCCGTAAGTAATGGGCAAACTTATTATCTAGATATTGTATTTGACGGCGCGCGTCACATCATTCGCGTGAATGGCAAGATGAAGATAGACACGACCGATTACACGCACATGCGCTCGGGTTGGATTGGTTTCGGTCAGGGTGCTAGCGGGCAGAACACCGCGATCAAGATCGGCGTCGGCTTTCAGGACGGCGTTTATGTCGAGTATTTCGACGACAAGGTGGTGAACACCTCGCCGGCCTACACTGACGCGAACCTGCTCGGCACGGTCAATGATTGGGGCACCAACCCGGATAGCGTAGGGGGTAATACCAGCGTCCACATGACAACGGCTGCATACGGTCTGGTTTATGAACCGGCAGTCAAAGACATGCTTAAGCGGCTGCGCGCCGCCATGGCACTTTGACCGTCGTGACCCCCTAGGACCCCTTAGGCACACAATCGAAGGTCACGGTGTAGCCATGCTGCCCCGTGGCCCTCGGTATCCTGCCGTACTTCTCGCAGTGAACCGTCGCGTACTTCAGCGCGTCGTTCACGGTCCAGACGTTGAACACCGAGACGAACGCTTCATTCCCGTCGACCTTGGCGGGGAGAATGCGCGTCGTCTCGCAGCCTGACAGCAGCACGGGGAGGATGAGGAGGGCCAACTTCTTCATCCTCCTGCTGTGCCCTACGGCTAACCCGAAGGCAACTTCTGACATCCCAAGAAATCCTCCAGGGGTCCTTTCTTAAGTTCCTCTGGTACGTGTGGACCCGGTTGCTGCTCTTGCCGCAGCCGACCCGCGTACAGTTAGACATCGCCCGCTTCCTAGAGACGGGAGGACGCCGCCGGTTCATCCAGGCGTTCCGAGGGGTCGGCAAGACCTTCCTCACTGCAGCCTACGTGGTCTGGCGTCTCTGGAAGAACCCTAACCTCAAGATCATGATCGTGTCTGCGAATGAAGCGTTCGCGACCGAGATTGCTCTCTTCATCAAGCAAATCATCGAGCATGAGGCTGGCGACGACCTATGGTCCGAGCTGCGCTCCAGGCCCGGCCAGCGGACCTCCGCACTAATCTTCGACGTCGGACCTGCGAAGGCCGACAAGAGCCCCTCGGTGAAAGCCGTGGGTATCACGGGACAGCTCACGGGCTCCCGCGCTGACATCGTCCTATTCGACGACACCGAGGTTCCGAAGAACTCGGAAACCGAGACCATGCGCGAGAAGCTGGAGATCAAGACCCAGGAGGCTGCGGCCATCCTGAAGCCGGGCGGGGAAATCCTCTACCTAGGCACTCCGCAGTCCCAGTCCTCGATTTACCGAAA